TGCTGCGCCCTACCTCAAGGATGACGCCAGGTTGCCAATCTGGGCCGCGCTTTACCAGTCCGCTGTTGACGCGCTTAACGCAGAAAGCAGATCAGCCAAAAGCATTGGAACGATGCGCATGGGCATCCCAAGACAGATTGGACGAAATACAGATGGTTGAGACAACTTACACACAAACGGCGGGCATGGACGGCGATGTCGCCACTGACAACGTAGCGGAACTGGCGACGTCTGCGGCGACGTCTGCGGCTACGGCCAGCACGGCGGCGTCAAACGCAGCGGCGAGTGCGGCGGCGGCGGCATTATCGGCTGGAAGCCTGACTGTTGACGCAACCACTGTCACGGCGGCGGGCGCTTTGATGGATTCGGAACTGACTTCAATCGCAGACATTAAAGCCCTAGACCAGAGCGTAATAAGCGGCGCAACGCCTACCTTTGGCATTGGCAGTATGACGCTTGACGATACTAGCCTTGTTGTTTCTGACACCACCAGCTTGCAGACATTTGCGGAGGGGGTGGATAGTGCTTTATTGAGAGCGCGAGGGACGGGATTCACAAGCACTTATGTGTCTACAGTGACAGTAGGTGGCACGACCTTTGCACAACCTGCGGTAAATGGTGAGATACACAGCGACCAAGGATACTTTGCGATTGCATACGCGGGCGCGACAGGCATCACGGTTGCAACTTTGACTTCACCATCCACTTACGTTTACATTGATAACGCTGGCAACCTACAGCAACAAACCAGCACGCCAACCCGTCAAGACTGGTCGCGCAAGATGTTTACCATGCGTATCGCAATGGACATAAGCGCGGAAACTATCATTGGTTTTGAGTATCTGGGCAACCCAATCGGCCATTACGCGAACAGCATTCGGGACTTATACAAAGCCCTCCTGGAGCAAGGCGTGCCATTCAAAGGCGGTCAAACCATCACAGGACGGGCCGCAGACTTAGGCTTTGATGTAAGCGCCGGGACTCTTATGGAGTTTGGCGGCACAGGTAACATTGACAACGCCAACGTCTTGAGCCTAGACGCCGCTGCAAATGTTACCTACAGATTGCTCGAACAAACAGCTATTGTTGGCGACGAAACAAACCTTGTTAAATTCTGGGACAACGCGGGCAGCATTACGGCATTGGGTTCTGGAACCTTTGTTGCGCATAGGCTTTACCGATTTAGCAACGGCCAATTTGCAATCCAGTACGGGCAAGGCAACTACGCCAACATCGTATTAGCCCGCGCGGGGTTGTTGATAGAGGATTACGTCCTAAACGAACGCCTCGCTAATGCGACATTTTTTGGCTGGTGGATTGTCGGCGAAACAGCCACAAACACAGGCGGCACAACTCTAACGGAGTTCAGGGAATACACGATTGGCGTGCAGGGCGGCAGTTCGTCAGGTCTAGCTGGGTGCTTGCTCAAGGGTAACAATCTCTCAGACTTGCTTGACGTTTCAGCCGCACGGACAAATTTAGGTGCCGCTCCATTGGCGTCACCGACGTTCACAGGCACCCCAGCGGCACCAACAGCAACCGTAGGCACGGACACAACGCAGGTCGCCACTACAGCCTTTGTGTTGGCGAATGGTTCGTCTTCATCCGTTGCAGCACTGACCCCAGCGGCAACCGTGGATATTAGCTTGGCAAGTGCGGATTACTTCACGATCACCTTGGATCAAAACACGACCTTCACCATGTCAAATGTGGATGCTGGTGTTGATACGTTTAATCTCGCAATAACTGGTTACGATTCCGGCACGTCTTATGCGCTAGGCTCTGCCTCTTATGATAGCGTTAGCTTTTCTGTTGGCACTCAGGAAATAATTCCCAACGCCTTGGCGTTCTCAAGTTCTGGGGATAAGATGTATGTATTGGGGTCTAACAGCGATGCCGTTTATCAATACAGCCTTAGCACTGCCTTTGATTTGTCCACCGCCTCTTATGATAGCGTTAGTTTCTCTATCCCTCAAGATGCTAGCCCACACTCCTTGGCCTTTTCAAGTGCCGGAACGAAAATGTTTGTTTTGGGCGCTGCTAACGACACGGTGTATCAATACACCCTTAGCACTGCTTGGGTTGTTAGTAGCGCCTCCTATGACAGCGTTAGCTTTTCTGTTGGCACTCAGGCACCGTCACCAACCAGCATGAGATTCTCAACTTCTGGGGATAAGATGTATGTGCTGGACCCCGACAACGATGCCATCTATCAATACTCCCTAAGCACCACTTGGGATGCCAGCACTTTATCCTATGACAGCGTTAGCTTTTCTGTTGCTAGCCAAGAAGCATTCCCATATGGCATGGCCTTCTCAAGTAATGGAACGAAAATGTTTGTGATGGGGTACAACTCCCGCACTGTGTTCGCATACACCCTAAGCACCGCTTGGGTTGTTAGCTCCGCCTCCTATGACAGCGTTAGCTTTTCTGTTGCTAGCCAAGAAACAGCGCCAACCAGCTTGGCGTTTTCAAGTAATGGAACGAAAATGTTTGTTGTGGGGGCTACCGCTGACACGGTATTTCAATACACCACAGGATCAAGCGTTATAGCAACAGCCACATACCCAGACTCTTTCAAGTTTCCTAACGGGGAAATTCCTTCTGCGGCGCTTGGTGGCGAAGTCAACATCCTTGAGGCTCAAACAACAGACGGCGGCACAACCTTTAATGTCAGGCAGCTTGGCGCGAACTTCTCATAATGGACAGCCTAATCAATCAAACAGGGGGCCAGCATGGACCTAGTTAAAGTCACAGACGGTACACCGGAGCGGTATTCTGTTGAGCAGTTCAAGCGTGATAACCCGCTTACAGGTTTCCCTGAAACCCCTAGTGCTGGCGACCTTGAGCCTTACGGTGTCTTTCCGCTGCGTTCAAGCAAGCCAAGCTATGACCCCTCAACTCAAGTCCTGTCTGACGCGGGGACAGCATTAAAGGGCAATAACTGGGTGGTGCAGTGGGCGGTAAATGACCTGCCTATTGAAACCATACGCGCGGGTATGTCCTGTTCTAAAATGCAGGGTATCTTGACCCTTGGGGAGACGGCTTGGGGTAAGGTTTTAACCTATCGTGAGACAGCTTCATGGGCGGAAAAGATGGTTATTGATAGCGCGCAGGACTGGAATCGCACCAGTGAAAACATCGCTTTCTTTGGTTACTTACTCAATTATACAGACGAGCAGATGGACGTAATGTTTACCACCGCCGCGCAGGTGACAGCATGAACCACAACTATTCAGAAACCCGCGTCATTGGCTTTCTGCGCATCTGCGCATTCTTTGCTTTGGGGCCGTTTATTCTGCCAGTGTTTGCCCTTTACAGCGCGGGTCATTGGCTCAAACGTAAAGGATGGGACGTGGGTTGGCGACGGTGGGTCGTTGCCTTGCCTGTCATTGCGTTCACAGTGATTAACACGCTGCATAACTGGACGGTTTGCACGATCCTGTTTGTGGAGTTCCCACGCGAGTTTCAAACCACAACGCGGCTGCGGCGTTTGAAGTCACACCCGAACCCCGCAAAGCGCGAACTGGCGGACATGCTCGGCGGGTTCTTGAACAGTCAAGACCCAGACCATTACTAAGATTAGATTGATAATTCGCCGCGATTGTGGCATTGTTCTATAAAACAAGGGGGCCGACATGGCTGATACCGTAACTTCGACCTACTCACTCGTTAAGCCGGAAGTAGGCGCGTCCGAAGATACATGGGGCGCAAAGATCAACACCACGCTTGACACGCTTGACGACCTGTTTGACGGCACAACGGCAATTGCGCCCAACCTATCAACCTTAAAGATTGCAGGCACGGCGGTCACGGCAACGGCGGCGCAGATCAACGTTCTGGTGGATGCCCCGCTGATTGCGTCAAGTAACTTGTCGGACCTTGCCAGCGTAACAACGGCAAAGGCAACGCTTGGCGTCGAGGCTATAACTCAGGTTGAGGCGGAGGCTGGCACTAAAACCACTGGTGCCATGAACCCGCTAAACACGGCACAAGCCATTGCATCTTTAACTACCGTTCCAACATACGAGGAATTTCTAACCTCTGGAACATGGACAAAGCCCGCCAACGTAAAGTTTGTCTTTGTTGAGGCTATTGGCGGAGGCGCCGGGGGGTCCAACAGCACAGATGCAACCAATACAGGCGGCGGTGGAGGCGGCGGATATAATGAGGGTTTACTTCTAGCAGCCGACGTGGGGTCAACTGAAACAGTGACCATTGGTGCAGGCGGTGCGGGTAGGGCAAATGGGGTGAACGCCGCTGGAAGCGATGGCGTGGGGACTTCTTTTGGTGCTTTGCTTTCTGCTGGGGCCGGGCAAGGGGGTACAACTTTTGGTGCTTACGGAGGTGGAGGAGAGATTGGAGGACAGGCAGGGCTTCAACTAGAGGGGTCAGGCGGCTATTCTTCTGGCGGAGGTGGTGTTGGGTCTTCGGTGGGTGGTTCATGCGTGCGGGGAGGTGGCGGCGGTGGAGGCGGAAATGGTGCAGGTGGAGGCACATCACAGTCGGGCGGCAACGGCGGCGCAGGAAATGCGGGTGCTGGCGTGGCCGGTGGCGGTGGTACGGTGCCTGGCGGTGGCGGTGGTGCGTCTCACAACGACGGTGGCGGTGGCGACGGTGCCAATGGCCGCGTTCGCGTGTGGGCTTGGTGATGGACATATTCACTGCGGCATTGATAACCCTAAAATAAGGCGGCGCGATGTTTATTCCCCTTGAGATACCGCCGGGCGGCTACCGCAACGGAACGGAGTTTGACCAGTCTGGCCGCTGGCGCGATATGAATTTGGTTCGGTGGCGTGATGGATCATTGCGTCCCGTTGGTGGGTGGCGATTGCGGGCCGAAACGGCATACACTGGCGTCCCGCGCGGGGTTGTTGCGTGGGAGGACCTATCAGGCGACAGGCGCGTGGCTGTTGGGTCGTTTAGCAACCTTTACACTACAAACGCGGGCGGCACTACGACGGACATCACACCCGCAGGCTTTACGTCTGGCGCTGAAAAAGCGGCGGTCAACACGGGCTTTGGCGGCGGGTTCTTTGGAACAAGCTATTTTGGCACGGCCCGCCCTGACACTGGCAACTTTGCCGAGGCGACAACTTGGTCCCTAGACAATTGGGGCGAGTATCTTGTGGCGTGTTCGTCAACGGATGGGAAAATATATCAATGGGAACTTGACACAGCAACGGTTGCCGCTGCGGTTGCAAACGCGCCCGTTGATAACCTGTCAATGATGGTATCGGCGGAGCGGTTCTTGTTCGCACTTGGCGCGGGCGGCAATCCCCGCTTGGTCCAATGGTCGGATCGCGAGGACAACACAACTTGGACCGCAGCGGCAACAAACGAGGCGGGGCAAATTGAACTGCAAACAGCGGGGCAAATCATGTCTGGCATTAACGTGCGCGGGCAGTCTCTTATTCTCACAGATCAAGACGCACACTCTGCAACATACGAGGGGCCACCATATGTCTACAACCTTGAACGGGTTGGGCAGTCGTGCGGGATTATCTCACGCAAGGCACTTGCAACCGTTGACGCAGGCGCGTTCTGGATGGGGCAAGAGGGCTTCTTTTCATACGCAGGCGGCGCGGTTCAAGAGGTCCCTTGCGATGTCGCTGACTACGTTTTTGGCGACCTAAACAGGTCCCAATCAAGCCTTGTCCATGCCGTACCTATGGCGCAGCACGGCGAGGTCTGGTGGTTCTATCCATCGGGCGCGTCAAACGAATGTGATAGATATGTCTCACTTGATTACAAAGAGGGGCATTGGACGTTTGGCGAGATTGACCGAACGTGCGGCGTGGCTCGTGGGGTATTTAAGTATCCCCTTTGGGCTGACTCACTGGGCAACCTTTGGGAGCAAGAGGTGGGATTGAACTATGACGGGGCGACTATTTTTGCCGAAAGCGGTCCAATTAGTATTGGCGCAGGCGACCAAGTTATGTCCGTCAAAGGCATGATACCGGACGAAATCACGCAAGGCGACGTTTCAGCGACATTCAAGACGCGCTTCTATCCCAATGGGGACGAGCAGTCACACGGACCCTATTCAATGGCAAACCCGACAGACTTGCGGTTTACGGGCCGGCAAGTGCGAATGCGGGTTGAGGGTGCGAGGCTGGCAAACTGGCGCGTAGGCACCATGCGTCTTGATGTAACGCAGGGTGGCCGCAGATGAGCCGTTTCCCCGTTGTCGGGCCTGACATAAAGGTTTGGGCTAATGATTTGCGCCGCTATTTGGCGCGACTTGCTGACAACCTCACTTGGCGCGTGCCGGGGCAGACAGCCGCAGAAAACGGCATGCTTCTTTGGGACGATGCGGCGGGTTATGCTGTTGTGTCATGGGACGGCGATTGGCGGCGAATGGGAACGTATGTGGCTGCGCCTGCTAGCGCCACGGCAACGGGCAAGGCTGGGCATTTGGCGACCGATGCGAGTTACATTTATGTTTGCACGGCGACGGACACTTGGAAGCGGGCGGCGTTGTCAACATGGTGAACCTTGAGGAATACCGCGAGTGGATCGAGGCGGCGCTTGAATACAGCGGCGGCACGCACAGCTTTGACGATATTGCGGCGGGCATTGCGTCTGG